TGTTGAACCAGTACCAGTCTGGGCTGCAACTGTCGTTGCTGCTCCTACGGATGTAATTGGACCAGTTAGATTGCTAGGTGCAATTGTTACACCATCTACATAAGCCTTTGTTGCAGCATCTGTAGATGTTGTAGGAGTTCCAAGACCTGTAATCTTGTTTGTACCCATAGCAATAGCGCCAGACATTGTTCCACCAGCCAGAGGCAATTTAGTTGCTAGGCTGTTAGTAACAGTAGTGGAAAATGCTGCGTCGTTACCAAGTGCAGTTGCTAACTCATTAAGAGTATCCAACGCACCAGGTGCTGCAGCAATTAAGTCTGTAATCTCTGTTTGGACATAGGCTGTAGTAGCAACCTGAGTTGTATTAGTATTTGCTGCTGCTGTTGGAGCAGTAGGAACACCAGTTAATGCTGGGCTAGCCAATGGAGCGTATGTGCTTGATGCTGTGGCAGTAGCCAACTTGGAATCAATCTGAGTTTGGATTGCAGAAGTAACGCCGTCTAGGTATCCAAGTTCAGTTGCAGATACTGTGCTAGATGGAGCAATCTTTGTCCACTCAATAGCAGCAGATGCATTAATGTCATCATTGACAATGCTGTTAGCAGCAATGGCTGCTGTAATGCTGGCGTTTCCAGTGCCATCAAATGTACCTGATGTACCAGTGACATCGCCTGTAAGGGCTATTGTGCGACCTGTAGCAAGGGCTGTGGCTGTGGCTGCATTGCCTGTAGTAGAACCAGATGAGCCAGTTACATTGCCAGTTACATTTCCTGTGACGTTACCAGTTACGTTACCTGTAATGTTTCCAGTAAATGTACCAGCGATAGTTCCAGCACCAGTAATGGTAGGAGCAGAAATTGTTGGGCTAGTTCCAAGGACGTTAGCACCAGAACCAGTTGAAGTTGTTACACCAGTTCCACCATTGGCTACTGGAAGAGTTCCAGTTACGCCAGTTGTAAGTGGCAATCCAGTTGCATTTGTTAACACACCAGATGCTGGAGTGCCAAGTACTGGAGTGACAAGAGTAGGAGATGTAGCAAATACTAAAGATCCAGTACCTGTCTCATCTGAGATAACTCCACGAAGTTCGGCAGAAGTAGTTGCTGCGTGTTGTGCCAGAGTTCCTTCAATGTGTGTATTGGCTTCACGGTAATCTCTACCAATAGCCATATGGCGAACTACTGCACCAGCAGAGTGTGCCTGACCAGTTGAGCCATCAATGCCACGAGTGATTGTCAGCGTGTTAGTGCTGACGGCGGTGACATCTACAATTTCTTCAAGTGCTGTATCTGGGTCAATTACAATTGTAAAGGTTTCGGGTGCAGTAATGGTCACGCCACCAAGGAGTGCTGTACCTGATACAACAGTAGCAGTCGTACCTGATGATGTAAGTGCGCCAGTCAGCGTTGTCTGCTGAGAGCGTGAGGAGTATTTTCTAGTTGTCATTCAGGTTCCTATCGGCGACTATAATGGACTTTTGGAGGATAGTTCTGTTGCTGTGCTTTGGTCTCTTCGTTAAGACGTTGAGAGTACAAAGCGTAAAGTTGTTTGGTTGCTGATTGTGAAGCACCATATGGGCGCTTGCTATCTGTCTCATCGGCCTGTGGGCTAACCTGGGCAGCACGTGCTGGATCAAGGAATGAAAGCAGACGATAAGCTGCACCAAGAATTACTACGTCCCGTGTAGATTCTGGTAGTCCAGTCTGTGTTACATACACCTGAGAATTAGTTGTAAATGGTGTTGGGTCTGTTGCATAGACAACTTTTACTGTGCGTCCAGAAATTGGAGCCTCACCTAATGTAATCGTCTGGACTTGGTCAGTTCCAGATGTGTAACCGAATGCCTCTGGATTTGCTACAGCATCAAAGTCATATTTGCGAATTGGTCGCCACTCTTTAGACGGACCAATATCTTGCCAGTGTACAGTCAGGATATTCTTGATATCTAGGTTAGCAAAAGCATATGTAGATACTGCTGCATTAAATGTGAATGTCGTTGTCTTCATTGCAAAGATGTTTGAACCAAGAGAACGAATGGTGTCATTGATTGCTCGCTTGATGTTGAAGCGTGGGAATGTAGGGGAGATAGTTACCTTAGCATCTGCAGCGTGTGTAGCCGCTGTTGTACCTAGATACCCACGACCATAGGGAGCAACTGTAGCTGTGTTAGCAACACGGTCATATGAGTCAACCCATAAAAGTTCTTCGTCAATTTCTACAACACCTTTACCTAGTGACTCGGTTGATCCGAGACTTAGGATTAAAGGGGAGGCAGATGATGATGTGGTAGTTGAGACAGCAGATGAGATGTAAGTTGTGCGGTCTTGCTGGAATGTATAACCAGCGAGGTTGACCTGAACCTCATCCATCATATTGGCTAGAGTAGTTGTCAAGAGGCTATGCTCCTTAATGCGTCAATTGCTGATTTGCCAGTAGTTCCAGCAAGTTCATTACAGATACCATTTAAATCTTTATAAGCAGAAGGTGCCCTACCAGAACTTGCCTTAATATTCAAGGCTCCAATTATTCCAAGACCAGTTGTTCCAGCCCACGCATTAGCAGCACCTTGTTCATCTTTAAATACTGTTATTGCTGGGTAAGTTCCACCATTGGCTAGGCGGTTCAATTCGGCACATAGTGTGCTACCTGCGGTACCTGTTGGCATTGTTTATCCTATCTAGGTGTAATGATTTTCTTATCAGGTGTGATAAGTTTTGACTTAGGCTCTTCTTTAGACTTGCCAAAGAATGCCTTGTAATAATGTTCATCAAATGAGAACCGTTTCATATGTGGGACAACCGCTGAGGTGTCACACCATACTGGGACATCTGCCTTATCACATAGAGCGAAGAAGTATATATCTTCTCCCATAAATGATTTATTGACACCTATCTCAGTAAAGAGTGGTGCTCCAGGCACTGCTGCCTTAATCTTATCTACAACGCTTCGATGCATTAAAACGAATCCCATACCAGCAGCACCAACTTTAAGGAATTGATTTTCTGGAAGTGGATGGATACGTTTAATGCCTACGCTGTTCTCTTCATTAACAAATTCAAATACAGTTGGCATTGGAATCATTAATGGCTCTTCTGGAGTATCTGTAGTAAAGTATACGCCCGTAAGAAGTGGCTTAGTTAAAGCATCCTTCTTCTTCCATAACTTTAAAAATACTTCAGGACTTAAAACTACATCTGAGTCTACCCATAGTAGCCAGTCAGACTTATTATTATCATACCAGTAGTTGACTGCAGTCTCACGTTGTCTACCTATTTGATTACCTTGACTTCGTAATGTAGTAGCAAACTTGATTCCAGAGTGAAGCATTACATCTGTAACACCCTGCATAAATTTTCCATCAACCATACCGTTATCGCACCAGGCGATAGATACTGTTTCTTGCATTGTCCCCTACTTTTCTATCTATGTTTTGCTGTCTTCTTTGCTATTGCCTTGGGTTGCTTTACGAATTGCTTACCCTTTGCATTACCTGCAGCTTTTGCTTTATTAGTAGCAACTTTTTCCGATGCGCTTAAAGACTTCCAAGCAGCCTCAGGTAAATATCGTTTCTTGCCTTTTGATGGCTTGCCGTCAGACGTTGTCCACTTTTCTTTAGTCCACTTCTTAAGTGACTGTTGTGACTTAGCAAGTGCCATTACTTGTAGCCTCCGCCTGCCTTCTTGTATTCAACAGCAAGTAACTGCGCTTTACGTGCAGACCATTCTCCAGGATCTCCACCCCTTGAACCAGCCTTAATCTTCTTAAATAAAGAAGCACGCATACCAGGCTTAGTGTAGTTACCAGCAGCATTTACTTTTGACTTTGCTTTCTTGGCTACCACTTTACTTTGTCCGCCCAATAAGCTGCAGACATTTTGCCTTTGGCAATGTTCTTTGCGTGACGTGCCTTGAATGAAGCCTGACGCGCTGTTGGCTTTCTGTCACCAACAACACCTTGTTGACCAAAGCGAATAGTCTTGACCTTTGCACCTTCTTTAGCCACAACAACGTGTGACTTCTTAGGATGATTAGGTGTACGCTTTGGCTTGTTAAAACCAGATACTCCTGCTCGTTTTAGTCGTGGGTCCATATTAGCGGTTTGCTGGATTCTTTAGGCGTTCAACCTTTGATGCGGGACGGCTCATTGTTGCTGGGCCAGGTGATGCCTTTGGTGTGTAAAGTGCATTTTGGTAGCGTGTCTCTCCGTACATACGGCGGACACCTTCTCTAAATGCTGATGCTGAATCTGTTCCCGCTCTAAATGATGGATTAGTGCTGAGTTTCTTAAGTGCAGCTTTCATACCCATTGCTTTGATTAAGTCAATAGTATCTTGCTTTACTTTAATTTTAGTTTCTTTTGCACCTGGACGCTTAATCATTTCTTCACCTTTTCTTTTGTGATTTTTATTTTTTAATTTGCTTGCCTGTTTTGTCGTCATAACGACGACCCTGTACAAGGGCGCCAATGAACTGACCAAATTGTTTATCTTCTTTACGACGAAGCATATTTGCACGCTCATCTGTTCCAGGTCCAACCATCTGACTTGCTTCTCCAGTTTTATTGTAAGCACGAACAGATTGCTTTGCTTCCTTGATTAAGTTTTCCAGATAAGAAATATTGCGTGGCATATTACTTCTTCTTGCCCATCTTTTTAGGCATAGTCTTCTTAGCAGCCTTCTTCATTGGCTTGCCAGTCTTCTTGGCTTCCATCTTTGCCATAGCCATACCTTTTGGTGTGTATGCAAATTCTTTCATTCCTACTTTTGGCATTTTATACTCCTAGTTCTTTCATTACTTCTGCGGATTTGTGGTTTATATCTTTTGCTTTAGGCATAGTATCTGCATCATAAGCCCTGCCCAAATGCTCTGATGCTTTGTGTGCTTCTTCTACGTGACGCATAGTGGTACCTGCTGGCTGTATTCCTTGTGCTCGCGCATCTCGGTAAGCCTGTAATTCAGCGTTCCACTTCTTGTCAGGTACATCTCGCTTAGCATCTCCAGAGTTCATCTGAAGACTCATACCCTTACAACCAAAGCAACCTTCAACATAAGTTGGATGTGCTTCCCAATGCTTTGCCATATTCGTCCCTACTGTGCCGTGAAGTTTGCCTCTGTAATTCCTACACCTGCTGCAATTAATTCTGCTTTTCTTGCATCATCTACTGTGTGGTTATATCCACCTCTATAGATTACGTCATAGTCTGCTTGGTCTTCGTCAACTATGTAACGTACTTGTGACCAAGTTGCACCAGACTTGACGATTGTTATTCCCTTGCGTAACTTGGCAAAGTAAAACAAGCGGTGTCCACCAGATGGACCCTCAAGTACATATGGTGTTTGGAATGTATAATTTGCCATTGTTCTCCCTAATGAACTTACCGATAAACAGGGGTTTCCCCCTGCCTATCTGTCAATCAATTAAGCGATTGATGAACCAGATTCAATGCGGTATAGTGCTTCTTCACGGTAACGTGCAAAGCCTAGAACGCCGTACCAACCCATTGGGCGGTGACGCATCAACTTGTCCACTACTGGACCGATGACTACGTGTGGTTCTTCAGCAACGGCTTCTGCCATTGCTTGCTGTCCTGCGAGGATTGTGCGGTACACCTTTGCAGATGAAGCACCGTCTGTTGCAGAGTAAAGACGTGGAGACTCTACGAAGTATGCACCTTCGTATGTTCCGATTTCTCCTGCCCAGATACGGTCTTGTGCAGAACCGTATTGGTTAGGAAGCAACCAACCTGCTGAGCCTGTTTCGGCGCGAAGGTCGTGTGAAACTTCTGGGTGGATACCAGCCCAGTAGAGTGAACCCTTGCGGGCAGTTGTCTTGTTAGCACGCAACTTTGCAACAGCCTTGCGGATGTTTGCAGAAGAGAGTGTTGCAGCAGCAGTAACTGTTGCTGTTGATGTTGCAGTTGAACCTGAGTAGATTACGTTTGTTCCACCGCGAAGAGTTGTCATCGCGACTGAATCAATAGAATCTGCAAGGTTGAATGCAATGATGTTAGCGATTGCTGGGTCTACATCAGCGAGGCTGAAGAGTTCCAACGCACGTGTCACCAACACTGAGTTACCATACTCGTTAAGAGTAATAGTTACAGATGTTGGTGTAGACATTGCTACTGCATCTGGGTCAGTGTCTTCTGTGAGTGCAGTTGTTGCTGCTGAAAGGTCAACGTAACGTTGTAGAACGACTGTTGAGCCAGGGATTGATTGGTTAGTTGGGCGCTTGTCTGCGACAGAACGAATAAGTGGTTCTGAACGGAGAGCAAACTCCAAAAGACGGTCATACGCCTTTTGTACTAAACCTGCTGAACCAGCGGTACCTCCGAGTGAGGATGAACCTGTGGATACGTAGGAATTAGCCATTGCTTGTCACCTCCAAGTGACTAGGAACTATGATTGTTTTATTGTGAGCGGAGGAGAGATAAGATTTCTTCTGCAGATTCTGCATTAGCCAATCTTTGCTCTAGGTTCTCTGCTCGGTCAGGTGTTGTTGCACCCTGCGTTACTACATCCTGTTGGCGTAATGCCGCTAGATCTGCAGTGTTTGCTGCGGATGCCTCCTGTGCAGGAGCTAATCCAAATAAATCTCCGTTGTCATCAAGCCAGGTATTAACTGACTCTTCTGAAACATCGTCGATATCTTTTAGGATTAGTCGTATTGCTTTAGGATTTACACCCTTCTTTTCTAGGACTTCTTTGACTGTACGCTCACGCTGCGACTTGGATAAACCCTCAAGTTGCTCAGTGAGTTCTTTGATACGCTTTTCGTCTGCACGCTTGGCTTTACGCAACTTTTTAAGTAAGTCGTTTCCATCCATTTGTGATTCGTCTTGTGTATCGATGTCGTCTTCGTCGTCGTCCCAGTAGTTGTTGCTCATAGCAACCCACCCTTCTATTCGTTGTAGTCGCAAGCCTCAGATTCCAATCGGGGAACTGGTCTGGCTCTTGCTATCGGTCTTGTACGCTATATGGGGCCGATAGGTCCACATAGGATTCTATATTAGAACGCGCCAGAACTTGATTGCCTGGTGAGATATTGTGTAGAGAAAGCTCCTCTAGCTGCTCCAGATTGTCCTTGGAACTGAGCTGCTTCTCTGGCAACCAACTGTTGCTTCTTTCTCTTAGCAGATGCAAGTCCAACAAACTGTTCTTGTTCTGCTTCTTTCTGTGTGTACGCTTCAAGTGTGGATCCGTAAATCGAACTAAGCTTTTCCATAGTAGGAAGTTCGGTTGCAATTCTTTCGTATCCAACCTGTGCTGCTTCCTTATCGATACCATATTGCTGAATTGCTTCAGACCCAATAGTACCAGACTGTAGGTTAGCATAGCGCACATTCTTAATACTCTGTGCCGCAAGGGATACATTGAGTCCCTGCTCAATTGCTGCTCCACCAATTTCTGCTGCAGCAACTTTTCTTTGCAAGGCGGGAATTTGTTCTTTTGGATCTAGTATAGCACCTACTATGTCGCTAGTTGATAGCTCAGGAAAGAATGTGTTAAATGCCTGCAACGTTCCTGGATTACCCTTTAAAACTCTATTGTAACCTAGAGATACTTTGTCTGCAATCTCTACAGGTGATGAACTATTTCCAATAAATTCAGCATATTTGTTTCTTGTTGCAAATTGAGTGAGACCGTAGCTCGTAAAGATTTTTTCATATGCTGCTTCATTTGCTAGATATGTCTTCTCATCAAGTGTAGGCTTTCCAGCATTTCTTAATGTTTGATTACCAGAAAATCTTACTAGATACTCTTTGTTATAGCGAGCATCATTTCTTAAAAGCGTAAGCATACCTTCGCCAGAAATGCTTGGATTGTCTACGCGAATTTGCTCTAAGACTGAGGCTATATTCTTAAGACCATAGGATTCAAGTGATGCAATAAGTGCTGCGTATTCTGGGTTGGCAAGAAGATTTGCTGCACCACCAGATTGTCCTGTAGGAGTTTGATTTCCGCCAGTCCTTCCATCAAGAGTACCACCACCGACTACGCGATCAGTTCCGCCAACCTGGTTAATATAATCTTCTTTGCTTACTTCTACACCTTTAACATAGTACTTACCAGTATTAGATAAGCCAGTTTTACCAGATGAAGTAAATATAGCATCGCTACCCATAAGGTTATTTGGGTCTTTTGCTATGTTAGAAGCAAATTCTGCTTTGTCAATAATTGCTTGAAGTTCTAGTCCAAGTTTAACATTACCAAGTGCTAGTTTAGATGTTTCAATAAACTTTTGTTTTTCTGCAGGATTTGTAATTTCATTAGCACGCTTTGCTAAATTTTCAATTGTTTTCTTTTGATTAAGTAAAGTCTTACCAGTAGTTGATTTGGTTTTTGTATAATCTGCCTGTGTCTTTGCTTGTGCTGCTGCATCTATCGCAGCGGCACGTGATCCAGCAGCCCTGACCTGTTCGTCAGTGGTACTAAAACTAGGTGTCTCTCTATCGAATGCGCCAGCCATTATACATTTACTCCAAACGCTGTGGCCATATTTCTAATATCGGCATTGATTGTGTTCTTATAAAAATCAGTTTGCTTAATCTCTGGCTTTTTCCACTGCATCATTTCCCATTCTCCAACGGGAATTGCTGACGCACCTGCAGCGACCTCATATAGGTCACTTGGCTTTGGAAGCTTTCCGTAGATTTTTTGATATGATGGTACGTATGGATCAAGTAAATCCTTGACGGTTGAACCATCTAGAATCTGTTGTTTGAATGCTGGGAACTGTGTAATTGCCTGCACCGAAATAGTATTCAATGTGTTAGCAAGAGCCTGCTGGCTTCGGATACCCTTTAAAGCATCAGCATAGATCTTTCTTTCGGATGTAGCAAGACCATTATTTGCATAAGCATTGCGAATCTGCTTGATTACAGTACCAAGGGATCCAGCTTCAAGGGCAATATTATCTTCTTGACCAGGTGTAGCAACAGCCATCTTATAACGTTCATTTGCGGTTTTCTCTACATACTTAAGAAAGATATCTTCTTTTTCCTGTGCACTAATCCCACCCTTGGCACGCATTTCTGCTTTGTTGATATCTTTAATATAAGCCTGTGCAGTCTTGTCATCTGGTGAGATGTCAAACAAATCCATAAACTTTGCAGATAGTTCTGCCTTAAGTTCTGATGGACGGGAAAGTGATATTGTTTTTCCAGTGCCAGATACGCTACCAAAATATTGCTGTGCTAGTCCAGGGTTCTGCACAAATGTAATGAGACTTGTATCATATGTCTGACCGACCTTGTCGGCGTGAATCATAATATTTGTTAAAGCTTTATAATCTTCAACTCTAAATGATATCGCATTACCTTGTTGACGGATAAAGTCTGGAGTTGGAGCTTGTCCTTTTGCGTATAGCCCAGGGATTGCAGCCAGGGAAAGAAGAAGGTTAGCCTTTTCTTGATTGTTCTTAGTGGCAACAACTTGATAAGGACTATCTTGTGTATACTGAACCTTGTTGTAAACTGGAGCACCCTGAACAAGATCTCTTCCAACGTACTGCGTAGCAATCTTTCCAGTCTTAACTTCCATACCAATAGGCAGACCGCTTAAGCTTGTCTTGCTTGATGTGCCTGCAGTAGATTGAGGTGGGTTGCTTGCTACATCTTCCTCAGGAGTGGTTGTTGTTTTAGGCTTCTTGTTTTCTTTATTGGCTTTAGCCTTGTCTCGAGCCGCGGCAGCTGACTGACCAGTAGCAACTATAGGCATTAGCCCTCCAATTCATTCTTAAAGTATGTGTAAAATATCTTCTGGAAATCAGGATACTTCTTTAAAAGATTTAATGCTTCATTAGCAAGCCACTCGCGTTGTGGTTCTGATGCTTTATTTTCAAGCGTCTTCATACCACTAGCCTTAAGAGCCTTATCACGTTGAATAAGGTAAGCACGAGCACCAGCGAGGGCATCTGAATCTACAAGAGTTTCATCATCTACAGCACGTTTTAGCTGTGATACAGCACGTTCTTGCCAGCCAAAGTCAAGCTTACCTGGGTCATAATTGCGTGATCTATATGACTCAGTTAGTGACTTGAGGGCCTCATCGTACTGAGACTTATCCCAACCTTCGCCAACCGAACGTGACATTAGGCGATCTTTAGCAGCCTTGTAACGAATACGAGTTGCTTCTGCCATAATGTCAGAAGTGCTCATCTTCGTGAAGTTGCCCTGCATCTGTTGAAACTTATAAAGAACCTGTGATAGTTCTCCATTTGGATAGAATGTTCCATATACATCAGGATACTTATCAAGTACTGATGGATCCTTACGAATCAAATTGTATGTAGGAAGATTTGTAGGTTCAAATCCAGTAGTTGTTCTAACGATAGCAAAGACTTGCTCTGGTCCATATGTATCCAAGAAGTCAGCATATGCTTTATTCCTGTTTGAACCTGCTTCCTTTTCAAGATTCTTAAAGTCAGACCACAATGCTGTTGCAAGAACAGTATTGCCATCCTTGCTTTTAGCAAGAGCTTCAGGCTTCATAGCAAAAGGAATTGGGGTCAATGCACCAAAGATACCACGCCACATAGTAAAGTAACGAGCAAGATTATCGCTATCCTTTACTAATCTAGATTGATCAGCAGGATCATCTAGACTATAGTCCCCACTATTAGCAAGATATAACATACTTGGCGCGAATGCGCTTGAGTATGCAGATTCAATACCTAGAATACCACCTTGAATAATACGTGCCCAGTTAGATGTAAGCAATGCTCCATCAATTAAACCACGATTCTTGATATCAGGTAATCCATAAGGGAATGCAATACGATAGATATCTTCTTCTAGGTTTGCTGGTAGAATCTTAAGTGGATTCTTGTTCAATGCATCAAGCATTGCTGTACCTATAAGGATACCAGGACCGAATCCAGGGAAGAAACTACCGCCACCAAGTGCGAAGTTAAAGGACTGTGGTGTTGCTGAGAATGCCATAGGACCACTAAGTCTTGCAGCAGAACCACCAGGAATCATAGTCTGAAGTATATTCAAACCAGTTGTGGCAAATGGGACAAAAAACTTACGCTCACCAGTCTGAGGATCACTAAAGAAGAACCCTTGGTTTGGGTCGTAATAGTCTTTTGCATCAGTTAATTCATACAATGCAGAAGATGATGGGCCAGTTAACCAGTCGCCAACCTTCGCTGCTTTGTAAACCTGTAGTGGGTTATTAAGTGCAATACGTGACCACTCTTCAAGGGTATTCTCCCAAGCCTGCATAAATGGGAATATGATACGCATCTGATGGAACAATAGGTTACGCTTGCTTGCATCATAGAACAAACTTGCAACCTTTTTGTTTGCCAGGTTTGCTGCATACTGATGTGCTTCATCAAGAGTGATTGGACCCTTGCCGCTTGCGTTATCTAATGCACCCCAAACTTTATGGTTTGAACCAATATTGCGTCCAGTAATTGGATTTCTTAGAGGTAATAAACTCTTCTCCGCAACAGGTCTTAGTCTAGTAATAGCATCTGCATCAAGTCCAGCAGATAGATCACGGATAGCATCCCAGTAAGATTGGCGCCATTCAGGCCCCATCGTAGATGTCTTTTCAAACTGGACAGCTTTCTCGAAGAACCAGTTAGTAAGCTTCTCGAACTCACCAGGGATTCCACGAGCAGCTTCAACGCTTTTAACTGGAACAACCATACGAATGTTTTCCCAGTTACCAAGACCATCAAATGTATCTTCAAGAGTTTTAGCAAACTCATCGTTTATCTTTGTAAACCCAGCGCGCTGTGTAAGCTTCTTATTGCTTAGCTTACTGGTTGCTTCTGCGATTGTCTTTCCATTAGGAATCTCAATGACCTTACCACCTATGGTAACTTTACCATCAAGTATAAGTTGTTTGATTAGAGAAGCGCCTTCTCCCCCGCCAGCCATCTCTTCAACACGTGCAAGAACAGATACATCTTCACCAAGTTTATTCTTGCCAGTGAATAGGTACTGCATTAAGCCTTCTGGAGTGCTAACAAAATCTTTAAACTCTTGGTCTTTAGATGCAATGAATCGTGCTAGATCATCCTTGCCTTCACCTTTAAGGAAGAAGTTGACCGTATCAAGTTCTTTACCTGTAGGAGTAGCGATAACCTTTCGCACAAATGCGGAGTTGTGTAGGATACGCATTTGGCTAGCATATCCACCCCACCAAGATGGGTGTCCGTATACTTCTTTTTGATACCCAAGGCTTGTAATAATCTTATTAAGTGCACCATCTCCAGATGCACCTATAGATGATTCAGACATAAAGGAAACATAAGGACCGACAAGTTCGCCAGCGAGTGCTTCGTGAGAGAAGTCTTCTGCCGCTGTCTTGCCCTTCATTGAGACGCCATAAACGTCGTTGCGTGTCTCATCTAGCTTATTAAGGAGGGCTTTCCACTTAGGTCCACCATCTCTTCCCATCCACATAGACATAGCGCTTAATGGATGGTTAAAGAATGATACGTGACCTACACCGAATACACGGATCTGCTCTTCAATAATATTTCTAGCGATATATGCTGGACGAACCATTACGGTTTTCTTCCATACGCCAGTAAACGTGCTTAGTGCATTATTAATATCTTTTGTATAGCGGAATATTTTACTAGCAGATTCTAGCGCATCCTTGATTTCTCTAGGACTTGGAATGAAAACAAAAGAGTTAAGTAATTCAGAGTCAAGATGAGAACTATGAAGGGTAACTTGCTTACCATTGACTAGTCCAAAGTTAATCTCAGCGCCTTTAGCGTGCTGTTCAGCCCAGTATGCTGCAGTATTCTTTCGCTCAGTATCGAATGCACGAGTAATTTTCTTGAATGCTTCCAGCTCTTCACCCTGAAAGCGTGATGCGTACTTACTAAAGATTGCATCAAAGAGTTTAGCTGTTGAATCGTAACCTGACTTGCTACCTGTCTGGGCATACGCAATATCGTTGATAAGATTATCGAGAACAGTCTTGTCTAATTCCATATAGCGACCAATATCGTTTACAGTTTCGATAAGCTTGTCTTTATTGGTAACGTGAATCAGTGTTCCACCAGCATTTGGTAGGTATGCATCGTACTTGCGACCAATTGCTATAATTTTTTCGCTAACAGGTATACGATTAAGTGCGTTTGCTGCTGCGCCACGCACAAATTGTGATGCTCTTACGCTTTGTCCCTTGCTTACACCACTTGCTAGACGAGAAATTGCACGTCCAGTTCTTGTTCCCTGTTCTAATGAGCGTTGAATTACGGCACCATCAGCAATGTATGGAGCAATTGCTTCCAGTACTTCCTCGCGTGTACTAGCCTGCGCTAGTTTAACCGCTTCATCTACAGTAAGTTTTCCCTTAGATAACTTTTGAATCTTTCTAAAGTCAGAAATGTCGGCAATCGTGTCGATAATGTGTGCGCTAGCGGGTCCAGATAGGAAGTTTGCTATGCTATCGTAGTCAATCTTAATGTTATTATATTCATCACGAATTCTAGCCATCTCATTAAAATTCTTGAGATACTGATTCATCTTCTTGTTTTTTGATGCAGCAGGTGCTACCTTCATAGCATCAAGAGAATCTTGTGTGCGCTTCATAGCTTCGTCAAGTTGAGACTTAAGAATGGATGCATCCTTAGCGGCTTTTGCTGCCTTGACTCCAGAGCCTGCTTGTGCTATGCTATCTGCTAGTTCTTTAGCTGCCTTGATACGGCCAACTGCTAGGAATGGGTCGAGAGCAACAGCAACACCAATATCACCAATTGCTGTAATAATTCTAGCAGTGTCACTCTCTGGATGCCCACCAGTTACTACGTATGCTACTGGGTCAAGAAGCGCGTATGGACGATAGTAGGTTTTTCCATTAACTTGAAAAGCAACTTTATTTGCCTTTAACTGTTCCTGGCGTGCAGCAAATCCAGCACCTGATTCTTCTGATGGAAAGAATCCGCTGCCAAGATCAACCTTGCCCTCATCAAATAATTGCTTTGTGATCTGGAACACAGTTTGCTGTCCAAGAAATTCTTTTGCAATATCTTTTTGTGCGGCAAATGATTCGTTCTTACCAAGACCTAGTTCTTCACGAGTCTTGCCACCTATTGGATTTCCGAACCAATCAACTTCACCATTTTTGATTGCGTTGAATTCTTCTCCAAGTCCGTCAATCGCCGTTCTAAATGGAGCAGACAATGCTTCAACTGATGCATTACCAACAACAGTAACACCGCGAACTAAGCCTTTAAGCTGTGACCAAGCAAAGCCCCAAGGTGTTGAATTAAATCTTTGTGTTGAAAGTTTATCACTTTCTTTTTTCCTATCAGCAGCACGTTGCTCACGAGTTTGCACATCAATCTCTGTAAGAACCTTTACAAGATTGTTGTTAGGCATCGCGCCTGCACGATATAAACCTGTTACAAGTCCAGCAGATGCTCCTGGATTATTTTTAATAAGATCGCGCAAACGATCACCATTAGGACCTGTGACTAATTGCGCTGCTTTTAGAATATCAGAATAGTCAGCCTGATCCTGTGTAGAAATGCGCTCATCTACGCCAATCATAATTGGCAAGCCGTTAGCATCCTTTTTTACTTTTGGAAAACTAGCCACTATAGCCGCCCTTGTGAAGTTAGTCCTTCTAGGATGTATCGTACATCTTCATTTGTAGGATCTTGCATATACAAAGCCTGTATAATTTGTATTGGCGATTCAGCTTGTGGTGTAGCCATTGTTGGAAGATTAAGTACAGATGAATCTGGACCAGGACCTAGATCGGAACCTGCTGTTACTGGTTCATCTGGTCGTTCAGTTGGCGAACTTAAAGGTGTAATTTGTGGCAACATAGATGCAATTCCACCAGCCTGTGGCATTGCACCATTTGCTGGTGTAGCAGCCAAAGGCGCAGATTGCTGTTGTTGCATTGTAGCTTGTCCTTGCCCATAACCTAGTCCAGAGATATATCGTGCTGGCTGTGTGCCGCTTTGTCCTCTGCCACCAGTTGCTGAAATGTTTGCAGGATTGTTCTGTGGTGCCGTTGGGCGATCTCCGCCACTACGTCCTTTAACTCCAGCCACGTTTCCTCCTACTTAATATGTTTAGGTTGTACTTTAGATGTATACGGTGGAGCGGTAAATGCTGTGAGCTTACTTGCAATTTCCATTGCCTGGTAAGCATCTGCTCCAGCGTGTAACGCACCTAGTGCGTATGCTGCACCTGATCCTGCTGCGTAGACATTTGTGTCAGATTTGGATACTGAACATTCTTGGTCTACATCAAATACTTCTCCGCCCACAGCGATGATAAACTGAAAGCGCATTTCTTTTGTATCTTCATCAAAGTTATAACCATTCTCTGATAAACATTTACGCAGAGAAGGCATAGCCTTTGCAATCATAAAATGATACAAGTCTTTATAATCAAACTTTGTTGGTACTGGTGGTTCCCATATGTGTTGTGCAACATCACACGGTAGCACTTCGCCAGATCCAGCGATTAAGAATGCGCCTCTTTCAGCAATCTTCTTAACATCTGGATGAGAATAAATTCTGCCACTGTCGTCAGTAGTTTGACTATCTGCAACAATTATAGCACTATCTTTGTACTCTAATCCAATAATTGTTGTCATTGTCCCCTACTTAATTATCTACGTCGGATTGTACGAACACTTGCATTTGCTTCTCCGCCACCTGTTAGGCTAGAGAGAAGACTTTGAATATCTGGTGCCGCTTCTTCTGCGGGAGGCAATGCTACTTCTCCCTGAGGGGAAGCGCCTCCTGCTGGAACGCCAGCGGGAACAGGGGACGGTTGCTCAACCGCATTAGTAGGTGCCCCAGCAGGAGGAACTTGTTGCTGCGGTGCAAAGGTAGCCTCGATAGCATCTTCCAATGCCTGTCCCTTTTGTCGAGCCTTAATCACCGAAGCAATCTTACGAACTACATCGGATGCGTCCTGGCCTTGTGTCGCCATCTGTGGTATCGCTTGAGTGTAGGCTGTAAGTGAACCGAGTAATGCTGTACGCATTTGCTCGATTTCAATCTTTTCTAGTTCTTGTGTTACGTTAACTGTGAATGGGAGTTCACGCATTGCCATATCCTTGGAGATAAGTCCACCACCAAGTGCTTGGAGCATAAAGATAAGTCCCTGTGCTGGATTAAGGCCAGCCAACATACCATAGCGGACATCAGCAGAGTAGTCACCCTTGATGTCTTTTGTAGGCTTGTATGTAATTTCATATGGTGATCCAGAGTCAACACCACGAATTGTTTTTTCTTCAGAGAAGAACTTCTCATCAATTTCAAAACAAAGACTAATTACATCACGAAGTGCTGCAGCAAAGATTGCTTGTGCTGACTTAACCTGAGTATCAAAGGCTCCCATAAGAGCCTGCACGCCTTGACCTGTAACAATTGAAGCATCAATGTTTCCAGTACGGCTTTCAGGATAACGTGATCCAACACGCAATTCTTGATTAAGAACGTTCTGCTCTGTGAATGCGCCTTGTGGTATTGATAGTTCTACGCGACGTACACCTGCTGGGTTTGCAGTACGGATAACCGCATCTCCACCCAACTGTAGTTCTTGTACATCTTGTGGAAGAACAATAGGAGCCTGTACAGATTTCTCTGCAGCTTCCATAGCAAGCAAAGCAAAACGATTGCGAAGCAATTGAATACCGAGCACGTCATCAAATTGTCCGCGTAGTTCACCATCAATAGATGGCTTGCGTGCGACAACAACCATCATTTTTCCAAGAGGATTGTTGGCCTTTGAAAGAACTAAGTCACCCTTTGATGGGATGTAGATTACAGATTGATCTTTGTCGTAGTAACGAATCATTTCAATCTGTGCATTGAGATCTTGCTTGTAGCCGTAGCCACCAAGAAGTTCACGCTCATACTCTGGGAACTGAGATACGAGTTCTCCGAGAGTTAGCGTGTATCGCTTTGCGTATGCAATGCATCGACCATAGCGATCAAATTCTGGATATGCACCGATTGGATTTTCAATGCGGATACGTGGAAGCTTTGCTTCATCGTCTAATTCAATGATGAATGGAACGAAACCATATGTTAGATACCAGTCAGCACCTGAGTACATCTGTACTCCAAGGTCTGAATTCTGAAAGTAGTTAGATGCGATACGTGTACGCTTGTCAGCAAAGCCTCTAGCGCGGTCACTTACCTGGTTTGCTGCAGAGCAGTTAACGGCAGGAAGTGGCGCCATAACCTCAGATAGGTCACGTGCTACGATATCAATAAAGTTTGCTACTACGTTTGCATCAACACCGTCTGGGAAGAAGTCTGGGTAAACCTCAGCGATCTTTCCCTTACGGACAGCAAGCACATCAAGGTTGCGAGCATCGCGTTCATTATTGCGATAACGCATCGAGATGACTCGTGCTGCAATCTGTTCCATTGTCAATGCCATTAGTTACCCTTAATTCTACTTTTGTTCAGGTGAGCTTCTGCTATACGCTTTCTTGATTCTTCTGCATTTCTTGCAGCAGACGATCCCTTAGGTGGCAACCCTAGCGCTTCTTTCGCTTTGGCAATGCCTTCTTCGTTAATCTGTTGTTGAGTTCTTGCGGGTGGCGCAGAACCTTCTTTGTAAACCTTTTGAACAGTCTTTGCAGACTTAATTCCGCCAGCGGTTCTTGTTGCTAATTGAATAGCACGAGCTGCTCTTGCTGCTGCGACTAGTACTGCAAGTGGGACTGCCATTGTAATCCTATCCGTAGTATTCAGCCCATTGCTCTGCAAAGGCGTCATCTAAATTAAGTGACCCACGTTGCGCTTTCTGGGCACGTGTAGTCCAGCGATTTTGCTGATATTGACCAACCCGACTTGACTGCTGCATAAGTTCACGCACACGAATGATTGCAAACCATAGTGCCATCACACAGTCTGTTGGGTTCTTTGTATCAGGCTTCCAAGTAATAAGCTGTTGAACCAAAGACTTTAAGCCTTCGGATCCTTCATTGCTTGGTATCTGAATAATGTTGTTGTCTTGGAAGCGTGTATCTCTAATGCTACCAAAGAGGGGAGACATAGATGCCACACCAAATCCTACGTCCCACTTGTTCTTACCAGTAAAGTGTGGATTCATCTGACATCCGTAGGATGCCAAGAAGTTGCGAAGGTCGGTATCCATCTGGTACGCCTTCTGGTGTGCGTTGATTTCAACGCGAAACTCTTGTGGTCTATATCGATCAACCCACTCTTCAATCAGAGCGCGTTCTTTCTGCGGGCTAGGTTCTGACATATTGACGCAGTCAAGAACATAAATCTTTCCATCAGATCTATTGTAGGTAACTGCTACGAAGGCGGACCTACCAGATACAGCAGGGTCAAAGCCAATAACTGTATAAGAACCCTCTACGTGCGTCGGGTGCCCTGGAGCACCTGGTTTAAGCGGTCCGCGCTTTCGCATACCGTTAATACATCCTGCAACTGCTGTTGGCGAAAAGATAGAGTCTTCTTGGATGTCTTCTTGTTGGTAGACCATAGCCCAGACAGATGATGCAACTTCAGAGCGGCGCGTAAAGAGCGAGGGTCCATCCCATTTCGGATAAAGTCCATTTGCATTAGCCTCGTCGATTTCGTTCTCTTGCTGATTGCTTTCAGGCCACAAGGTCTTCCAGTTCTTAGGGTTCTCATCGAACTCTAGAACGGCGGGCTGAGCAAAGTAAGTAAACGGGCTCTTGCCGCCAGACCATTGATCGCCACTGCGAATCATTTTATAAAGGTCAATGGGAGCGACACGGGTTCCTACTACAAGTAATTTTCCGTGCCGTCCCAGACGTGTGATAACTTCCTTCTGAAGCCATTCAATTTGCTTCTCCCATTCGTGGGCATTTGAGTTCATCACAACATCGTCTAGGATAATCAGGTCGGCGCGGGCGCCGTAAATCTGTGACCCGAATCCTAATGCTTGCACCGTAGGATCCTTTTCGCCAGAGTCGCGGCCAGTACCTAGGTAAATCATATCAGCAGACCATTGGGTTGCATCTGCCTTGTATCCCCCGTTAGGGCCGAAGGCCACTTGGAGTTTTGTATAAGCTGGGTGGCTAAGACGAGTCTTAATCGCACCGAGGAACTTACGAGCCATACCCTGAGTCTTAGAAACGATAATGACTCGGGCGTTGGGATTCGTAACAATTTTATAGACGACGTAGTTCGTCGTGATGACCGTAGACTTGGCGTGCTCGGGTGGTACGTTAATCAGGACACGGTTGAGTGCGCCTTGCTCGTATGTCATCGCAGGGTGGATCCAGCGGGGCTCGCGGCCCTCTATTAGATCGTACCAGTCAAGGTGATGCTCGAAGAGCGTAGTATCCAAGAACTGCTCGGAGAACTCAGGAAACGGAATATCTTTAAGTTCCTTCAGGTCAGCCTTGATGCCCTTACCCTCGAGGCGGGCCTTCTCGGCGCGTTCCTTGAAGTCAGGGTCTGCCATACACCATTGTCGGTAGGCTACATCTGAGCGGCCTACGGACTGCATAGCGGCCGTAATGGTCGCACCTTGCTCTAGCTGAACTAGGACTTTTTCCTGGGCCTCCCGTTTAGGGATGGCCTGAACACCTGGTTTTCTGCCCATCAGTTATCCCCTAAATATCAGTCTATTAACGGTCCCTATTAAACGATATAACTCTCCCATTATATATATTATATATAATATTATATAGGAGTCGCGGAGTCTTAAACGGAGCGACTCCGTATATGTAATACATTACATATAAGATAACCTGTTCAAACACTAAAAACGAACACATTGTGAATATATATTTTTATATAAGGGGGGCTATATATTAAAAGGCCTGGTCACAGGCCGGAATATAACAGAAAATTTGTATGGGAGTCATAATATATAGAGGACACACACATTAACAAACCCTACGGGCAAATGTCGACAAAGCGATTTATCTACACACATTATGACCTATTATGAATTGTCGACAAATCGACAAAGCCCTTTGGGGCTTCAACCCTAAACCTTTACTAAAGGGTTAAAGTTAAAAATGAATTGTCGATTTATCTCTTTGTGGACTATCCCCCCGACCCTTTCGCGGGTCAATAAATGAGTGAGCAACATCACACGCCAAATGGTCAAGAGTTCGGTGAACCTATGGTATAAGCGCGACAATCCCCAAGTAGTTGAAAGTTCAACTATCTAAATGTCCGTATTCTCCCAAGATGTCCGACTTGTTCGACTTGCCCTATCTTGTACATAAATGTCCACCCTGCCCGCTTTGTCCTAGTCTGTCCTACTTTGTGCGCTTTTGGGTTCTTCAAGTGTGACGCACTTCACACTCACAAATCGGACAAATCACCACAAATCACCCGCCTGGCATTTCACTCTTGCGCCTTGTTCTCTCTTTGTGTGGTAAATTTCTCTTGTGGGTTGAAAGAACCCCGAAAGATTGTGCGAGTTATCGGCTATCCGATTGACTTGTTGCTCTCTCTCTTTCGGCAGATTGTTACCCTAGAAATTTAAGAGTTCTCTCTTGCTTCTCTTGTGAACCTTTCGCGATAGCGCGGATTAGTAGCGGATAGATAGAACTCCAACCTTTCGCCTTTCGATAATTCACAAAAACCAAAGGAACGCGAGTTACGCCTTGTAAGCGTGGCAAGTGTTCTTTTCGGACGGATAGGGTTCGCGCCTTATCCGTTCACAAGTTCAACCAACCGAAAGGATAGACAAATGGCAAGTATCCAAGTGCTACGACCAAAGCCACGCGCAAGTGTCGCGTGGAAGCAGTCTAAACACCCAATACAACCCGTCACAATTACTAAGCCAAATGGTGAAGTGATTGTGATTGAACAAGTAAAGCCAAAGCGCGTTAAGCGCGCAAAGGCTAAGCGTTCAACCCGAAAGGTCACGCCACTAACCCACAAGGTAAGTGAGCAGGACAACCTAGCAATTCAACTTCAAGAACGGCGTGAAGCACTTATGCGCGAGATTGGAACTATTCATCTCTCGGACAAGTAACACGCCACGCCTTACCCCGTAATGACGGCGCAGGTTCGCGACCTAGTAAGGCACTCGCACAACTCGGTGCGTATCGTAGAAGGGTAACGAGATGAACCTATCTAGTGGCGACTTATTCGCTTTAATTGTCGCCCTTGCTTCGCTTAATCTGGTACTGGTGGTCGCCTTTCGGCGTATCTATGTGCTAGAACAACGCCTTAAAAGGTTGTCGGGCTATGTCCGATAACCTGCTACTTGACTTGACCCCTAGTGAAGTGACCCTAATCAGGTCGGCACTTCGGACTGAGCAAGATAGACACAAACGCAGTAATTTCGTAACCCTTGAACTATCGGTTCAAGATTTGCGCAACAAGATTTCAAACGCTATGATAGACAACGCTAACCTTAATCGTAAGGCTGGCGTGTAAATGGTAAAGTTCCTACTACTCCAAAGGAAGGGGGTGGATAATGGATAATGACGAGAAGGCGTTGTGCTTTAATTGTGAAGGTTACTTTGATGTAGACGATTTACGCTCTCACCTAGACAAGTTCGTGTGTGTTGAGTGTTCGTGTTACTGTGAGGACTGTCGTGATTTAATCATCAAGCAGGACTCTATTTACTTTGAGGGCAACGGCGAGTGGTATTGTACAAATTGTGCGATAGTTTGCGAGCGTTGTAATAACGGCGAAAGAAGCGACTCTTACCGAGTTGTAAGCGGTGAGTATTGGTGCGAGGATTGCGCTGATAATCGCTCGTTCTATTGCGCTGGTTGCGAGGAGTCACACAGTAGTTCCTACGATAGTTACTATGTTCGTGACGACTCTCTATGCGAGAGTTGCTACGAGGCTTCGGCGTACTACTGTGAGGATTGCGAGGAACACTTCTATGATGACGACCCTTGCGATTGTCGCGAGGACGGCGGTAGCGGTAGTGGTAATCGTCTAGGTTGTTGCGGTAATCGTGGCTTCATACATCAGTATAGTTGCAAGCCTGAACTTCAATTCAAGGGTGAGTCTAAGCGCGGTTTGTTCTTCGGTATAGAGTTAGAAACTCAGATACGGACAAAGAATAATAACGGGCTAGAAGGCGCAAGTGAATTCGCAAGTAACGCACTCAAAGATATTGCTATCCTTAAACACGACTCTAGTATAGGTCGTGACGGATACGCAGGGTTTGAGATAGTTACTCAACCGCACACACATACGCAGTATCGTGATAACTCACAAGTTCTGTGGGATACCATAGATAAATTGCGTACTGATTATGAAGCAAGGTCGTGGGATACTACGAGTTGCGGATTACACATACACATTAGTCGCGCTGGCTTCAGTAGTGGCGCACACTTACACCGATTTATCTCACTCGTCTACCATAATGCCGAGATGATGATGAAGTTCGCAGGTCGTAAGTCTGACTATGCTAGGTTCAATGATGTCTATACCTTCAACGAGTACGACAAGCCTGTGTTCTCGTTAAAGCACAAGGTCGGCGACCCTAGACAATACTCAAGTGAGCGTTTCTCTGCGGTCAATACGCAGAACAGAACGACTATTGAACTCAGGTTCTTTAGGGGCACTATGAACCCGAAGGGTGTTCTATCTGCTCTCGACCTTGCTCACTCTATGGTGGAATACACTAGAGAGTTACGCCTAGATGATGTTAAACTAGGCGCACTATCGTGGACTTGGTTCTGCGATTATGTCGAGTCCAACAACGGACTCTATCCTGATTTGTATGAGCGACTAGGTAAGGTTGCGAGTACGAACATCAACAAACCAACAATGATGAACGCGTAAGGGGTGATAGTATGTGTCTATTAGTAGTGTGTGAACCTAACTCTACACCAAGTAGAGATGATTTACACGCTGGTGCTTGTAGTAATCCGCACGGCTATGGCTTTGCTATCCACGCAGGGGATAAGATTATCTCAGAGCGTGGTATGTCGGCAAAGAAAATAATCAAGCGGTTCTTAGAGTTGCGTAAGCAGTACCCTAATGGGTACGCTATGTGGCACGCTAGGTATGCTACACACGGAGTAAAGAACGAGCAGAATTGCCACCCATTTATTGTAGGTGGTGACGAGCAGACTTATCTAGCACACAATGGTGTATTAGATATTAACATAGCCGACAATGATAGAAGGTCGGACACTAGAGTATTCGCAGAGGATACTCTGCCTGCTATGGGTGGCGTTACAGTATTAGATGATGATAATGTATTCCACATCTTACAGAAGTGGGCAGGTGGTAGCAAGATTGCGGTACTAACTACCGACCCCAAAGCGCAGTACCCTATGTACCTACTCAATGAGAACTTGGGTACTTGGGACGACAAGGGTGTATGGTGGTCAAACAATTCGCACAAGCGCACAACTGTGGTCAAAGCAACGACTGCTACCTACCCTAACTACTGGGAGAAGCAAGAAAAAGATTATGATTACAACGATGAATTGCTCAAGTATTACAAGGCTTTAGAAGAAGGTGACACGATAGATATGGAGGTGTGTATATTCTGCGAAGCCATTGTAGATTTCACGGAGAACCCATACTATTGTACAATGTGTGAGTCCTGCTACGATTGTGAGCAGGTCATAACAGATTGTCTATGCTACACACCTGATAGGGTGTGGAAATCCAAGCAGTCCTTTGAGGATATGCTATAATAAGTTTCTGTAGGCAACAAGGCTTACAGATTGTTCGACAACTAGAGAGGGTAATATGTCCAACACAGATACAATTCTCGGCTTAGCCGAGGAACTGCGAGTAATCGCAGATGAAATCGCTTACAACACCTATGCGGAGTCAACAGACTTCACAAAGCGTGGCACTATCGTCAAGGCTAAAGAAGTTCAGAACCGCTTCAAGCCTAAGTCAATGTGGGTTTCACTCGGAGACGGCACATACAAGCACATCACAGGTAAGAAGGGCTTAGTTACTAAGCAGTCACGCCTTGATGGGTTCGTAGATGTGGTGTTCGAAGCGTAATGAACCCAATACACCAAGAGCAGGGAACTTTTCTTGGTTGGTGGGATTTAGAAGGGTTGGTTGGTACGCTACTTGAGTGTGCCGATCAACTCTCCCACTATAATGATGAGCACGGTGACTTAACCGAACTCATAAATCGTACTCGCATAACTGCGAACGAACTTTCACCACGCATAACTGAAAGGATTGTCAATGGCACACGAGCCACAAACTGACGACCCAATCGCGCTTGATATTTATAGAGAGTGCGACGACTGCGGGATCGAACACGATAGCAGTAGAGACTGTGACGAGTTCGCTTCATCAGAACCCGATGAAATGTGGGACGATTTCTTCGACGAATAAAATGTCCACCAAGTAGAAAGGATAGTATTGGAGTTAACTAGATTTATATTTATCTTCAGTATCATTGCCTTATTGGGTGGTGTTACTCCGCTAGGTATAATATTTTTCTTGTTCGTACTTTACATACTAGGTATAATGTTATGAATGGATTATGTACGGGTCATAGTGACCCTGACCTATGGTTCTCAGACACATTGGAAACTGTAGGTAGTGGTAGTGTTCCTAGAGCACAGCAGATTGCTATGCTTAAACGAGCACGACAAGCACTGGCAATTTGTAATAAGTGTCCTATCATTAAGGAATGCTTAGAAGAAGGTATGAAGAGTGAGAATGTTGACTGGGGTATTTGGGGTGGCACACTATCAGGCGAGCGACTTCTTATCAAAAGAAAGACAGTCAAAGGTACTGATCGAATAAGGAAAGTACACTTCGCACATAGAGTGAGAGGAACACAACAATGAGAGTAATGATTTTCTTACTGCTTATCATTGGCGCAATGCTGAAGTTCGGACAACAAGTAAATGAACCTACACCACCGATGGGAACGGTAGAGATTCAACAGACTTGGACTGTCACGGACAGTAAGGCATACGCACAAGATAGGCTGAAAGAATGGCAACAAAAGCAGTGGTCTTGCCTTAACAGATTGTGGGGTAAAGAATCAGCGTGGAATCCTGATGCTTATAATAGCATTAAGGTAATGGGGAGAAACGCTGGTGGAATACCACAACTGTTAGGGCTTGACCCTGCCACACCAGCCACGCGTCAGATTGAGCGCGGCTTGGATTACATTTACTACAGATACGGAACTCCTTGCGAGGCTTGGAAGTTCTTTACAAAGAATGGGTGGCACTAATGAGTAAAGATATAAACGATCTTGTACCTGACTACTCGGAGTCAATGGACATACGCGGTAATCCAACTCGCGTGTGTCCCTGTAGTTCCGACACCTGGAATGTCAAGGTCAAGTTCGATGAGGACGGTGACATAGGTATGTACTTCTTAGATATGGAGTGCGCTTCCTGTGGTACACTAGCAACAGCACCAACGCCTATAGATGGGGAGATAGAAGATGCCTGATTTCTTACACGAGATTACAAAAGATCGCCAGTCTCGGCAAGAACTTCTTGACTGGCAATCATCTATCAGTCACGCTATAGAACAACAGAACCTAACCGATCCTTGGGCAGCGGTAGAAGCACGTAACGCTGATGAAGAGTTACATTATAGTGGAGGACCATTCTAATGCCAACATATGAATACCGTTGTGACAAATGCAATGCACATCTAGTAATGTCACGCAATGTCAACGATAGAGATGCTACAATTGAATGTGATTGTGGCTATGTATTTACACGTATATTCACACCACCAGCAATCCAGTTCAAAGGGACTGGGTTCTATTCGACAGGAGGATAATGTCACTACAAAACTTAACTGAGATAGATTTGTTTAATCTTCTTAGAAAGAATCTATACAATGATTTAGTTCACGTAACTAATGATGAGTACTCTGCTAGCGATGCGTTCTCTATCGAGCACGGCATATATGTAGAACTCAAATGTCGTAGGGCCCACTACCCCGACCTTATGATTGAGAAATTAAAGTATGATAGACTCAAGGCTGAGGCAGATAAACTCGGTGTAACACCACTGTATATCTGCTCAACGCCTAAGGGTATATGGGAGTTCAACCTTGACCTAATCAAGATTGACTGGTTCAACAAAGATGATTTGCCTGCTACAACAGAGTTCGACAATAAAGAAAAGATAACAAAGGAGATAGGCTTAATCCTTATTGACAAGGGTAAACCTATTCTTCCTTGGTATCCTGACTATGATAGTGAAGATCAATTCATTAACGAGTCAATGACTGCCTTCGCTGAGGATATGTATGTAGACCCAGCAGAAGCAGGACTCTTTGATGATAGTCTATTACTAACTGATGAAGAGATACTTGCCGTTGAGGAAGAAGATGAACCACTACAGTTCAACTGATTCATCTTGTTCTCCTTCAACTTCTTTATCAGGTCGATCAATATCTTGATAAGGTCGGAATCCACCGATCTTGTTAATAAGTTTACGTACCGCTCTAGTGGCACGCATACGCACGGCATCGCTGCTGCCAGCATTTAATTCAGTAGCAATGTCTGCGAACTCCATAGATTCTGCATATCGGAGGAAGAGTAACCTTCTATCCTGGTCATTTAACTTCCGATATGCATTATCTATTTCAACCATCATCGCCTGCAAATTTCCACCTTCTGCTGGAGCACTCGGTCTCCCTGGTCTACCGAGATTCAACTTATGAGTTACACCCCACTCGCCACGTAACACAGGTGGCAGTAGTGCTTCTACTACATCGGGTTCGTAATAATATAAATCACTTTGATCATACCCAAGACTCTTAGCTTTCCAGTACTGACAGTAATCTATAGCCCTGTTCCGCAAGGAACGATAGATTAAATTCTTTGCATCCTTCTTATCGATGAGTTCCCAATCAGATAGATTGTTTGCGTGCATAGGGAACCACTCATACAATGCTTGCTTTATATCTTCTAGTTCAACCATCTCGTACTTTTTATGGTACTCAGATGCTACGTGAACTACTATAAATTCCCAAGGTTCAATGCGTGACCAGTCCACGCTACCACTTCCAAGTCTTGCCATCGACAGTGAATGATCTATTAACAATCGGTACTAGTTGTGGCACAACACTCTTGCCATCAACGTGTAAGATACCAAAGCCTTGTTGCCACGTAAACAACCCTGCTTTAATATACTTTGCATTCTTATAATCCATTAAGTTGCCAAGTTCCATACCCCATACAGTCTTAGGTGTACCGCCACGATACGCCTGTGTGTGGTGTGTAAGACCCATACGGTGCGTGTGTCCACAGACTACACTCATACCTGAACGCTTGGCTAAGCCCAATGCGGTGGCTCCTGCGGTAGGCTGTACGTTACCTTCATCACCGTGCATAAGTAACCAACCAGGTGCTAGTTCATATGGATCTTTGTGATACTTAATCTCTAACTCATCAAGCCCAAGGAAATTTTCTAATTGCAATTCGGGTAAACCCAGTAGTCCAGGTGCACGCATAGCAACAGTGTTAAACAATCTATCTGTATGATTACTTCTAACCATATGCTCAACAGTTAAGTCATAAAGTACTTGTCTTGTTGTATCACGGTCACGTCCTATTGACCGCTCAAACTCCAACTCCGTACCCTTACTCCACTTACTGATTGTCTGCATATCCATTTCATCACCACAGGATACAACTGTATCAGGTTGGTACGCCTTAATGAACTTTGAGATTGCCTTCACGGCTTCTACGTCGTGATATGGTACCTGCAAATCTGATATGCAAACGATTGTTTTCATTGTGTTATCTCCATTACCTTAGATGCCAAATATCGCACTGATTAGTGCAAGTATAGACATTAATTCTAGTTGAAGCGATAGTAAAATTGCCAACATCATTTGTCCCACTCATCCCTAAGTACTAGCAACCCAATGATTGCATAGTTAGCCATATCTTTTAACGTATCCTCCAAACTTTCGTGCTTAGGGTCAGCACCGCTCTCAACTAAGTTATTAAGACGAGCCAACTTATCGTGCATTCGGACACGCAATCCATTCAACGGACCACCTGGACTCTCGCTGATATTCTTTGGGCCGTAGTCCTCGTGCTTACTAAGAAGCAATTGTTCTAACTCAAAGAAAGTTTTATCTACTGCTTCTCTGAAGCGAATATTGGAACTGTCAATGTTATAGTTAAGATGCTTGACGTCAAGTCCAAGTTCTTTATCTTGAACCCTTGATTTTTTAGATGCCATATAATCTGCCATACTTCCTCATTCCTTATCTTCGAGTAATTGTTTGAGTTCATTATCCAAATCCGCTACGCTAGAACTGACTATCATATCTTCAATTGTGTCCACGATAGTTCGTGGGTCAGTCTCAGCAAGAAACAAAGTCAAGTATGTCTCTTGGGCTATGCGCTTGACATCATCGGGACTGTCAGCATAACGATACAGACACTTAAGCAATGAACCTATCATTAACTTATACCCATTAGGTAAGATCAATGCTGGGTCAAACTCATCGTCCTCTTCGAGTAGATGGTCTGTTGCTTCAAACACATTCTCAAACTTCTCACCACACTCTGGACATTCATCTCTGTTAATCATCGAATCCCATTCCCATCTTCTCTCTGACATACTCTGCCCCGTGTTTGACGTAGGCAGAATTAACATCTTCACCTTCACCCATTGAGACAATGGTGACTGGTAATTCTCTTGCGAGTCCAGTTGCGAATTCTTTTCCTGGCTGATCTCCGTCTGCGAAAACAAATATTCTTTCAAAGTCCGCAAGTAATCTTGTATAATGTTTCTTCCACGAGTTAGCACCAGGAACACCAACACAAGGAATACCAATACACTTACTGAGAGTAAGAGTGTCCAACTCACCTTCACATACTCCAATCCAATCACCTGCTCGTTCAATATCTAGAACGTTGTACATCTTTGTTTCAGCACCAGTCATACCCATATACTTAGGCTCAACAGCAGGGTTAAGACTGCGGAAACGAAGATCAACAACCCCAGTTTTAGTAATGTACGGGATGGCAAGTCTACCAATGAACGCTTCGTGTCCAACCTCAGGCTCCGCGACTACGCCTAATCGAGCCAGCCGTGCCACTTCCACTGTTATACCTCTGCTTTTGAGGTAATCTTCGGCTAGATAAATGTTTTCCTGATACCGATGGACTGCTCGCCCCAGTAATTCCTTCTGCGATTCGTTTTGCTTCACGAATATCGACCCCCTCTTGTCTTGCTATAAGTTGTAAACTGTTACCTTGTACGCCACAGGCGAAACAAATAAATATATTCTCATCTAAGTTTGCAGTGCCTGACTGGTGAGTGTCACCGTGAAACGGACATTTAAGATTAGTCTGTCCGTGATCTCGGCGTATGCTCGCACCATAATGTTCAAGCACTGCCTTAACCGAAGGCATATCACTCACCGAATACATCACCCAATCTTAAGACAAGGTACGAGTCTGATATAGATTTTCCTCGTGCTTTGATGAGGACTGCTGCGAGTATCGCTTCACGTTTAATACCCCTGGCTTCCGCATAATGCGTTGCTTCCAACTGCGCTTCTTTGGTCCAGCCACTAAGGTCAATCTTGTTTCCTGCACCTGGTGCCTTGGCTTCGATAACTCCAATGCTACCAAGGAAGTCCGAACGGACAACAACGTCGCCCTCATCTTTTGCACCTGTTCGAGCAAGTCGTTCAGCGTCGTATCCATTTGCTCTAAACCAGTCCTTGATGTCTGTTTCATATGTT